ATAAATCATTAATAGTATCAGCCAACTGATAGATATATGTAACATCTAGCGGTTGTCCTCGTTCTGGTAGCGGTACTTTAGCCATTATCTCTCCATTATATCATTAGATCGTGTGCATTGCAGGGCTATAAACCAAAAGATTTGAAGAATCTCTTGAAATTGGTTCACCTTTTAAATAAACTTCAACAGTAATTCTGTTTGGTGCTTGTGTTTGATCAACCCCATTAATATAAAACGTAGTTGGGTGCACAAGATTAATTGAATTACCAGAAATTCTTTGAACATAATTAAAATCTCCGTTTCCTGCAGCCCTGCTCCATTTTACCCATACATCGTAATCTTTTGCTTGTCGTATAATTTGACTACCTATTTTAACAGTCACGGTATCCCAAGCAACCGTAGTTATACCAGATGACACAATAGAAATGTTTCCTGAAACATAAACATATTGTGGGTCAATAGTAACTATTGGAGACCAATGAGAAGATCTGTTTTTATCTTCAGACACTACCCTGTATCTAACATCATATTTTTCTGTAGAACTGCTTATAGTTGGAAGGTTTTCTTGCTCAATTTTAATTTTTTTAATAACTTCATCAACCATTATGTTACTCCAACTGAAAATCTAAATTCAATATAGTTGCTTGTATTAGGAAATTTTATAATTGACTCAGCACCTTCTGTTTTAATTAGTGAGTAACCAGTCAAACCATAAAGTGGGTTTACTGTTGCAACATTTTCTAATCTAATAGCATCAAGTGCAACATAGTAATTTTCTGAAGGCACTCCACCATCAATTACACATGCATAAATTTTAACTACTGTTACGGCATTCCATGTAAAGTTTGCACTTGTATATAACTCTTGAAGTTGTTTTGTTACGACAAAATATCTATTAGTTGAAAAATCTTGAACTAAATCTGGGTTTCCAGATGTTCCGTGATTTATCTCTGCTTCAAACCTTGCAAACTCTCCACTTAAATCATCTGTTGATGCAAAGTCAACTAAAATTCTAACAGTGTCTGGGATTGATCCTGAGTCTCCATCTTTATTAACTAAAGAAAATGCCAACTTAAGTTCATCAATTGGGGAGTTTCTAGTAAAGTCAACGTTTGCTCCAGTTAAGTGGACGTGGTTTGATCCATTTTCTACAACAAAGTGATCTTCTGTTGGACCGCTATCTTCACTTATTGTTAAATCAGAATCATCACCTTGTATAAAGATTGTATTATTTAAAAATCGACATCTTTCATATCTTACTGCACGAGATGGTTTATAAAATATAGCGTTATCTGCATTTGTTTGAAACACAGCATCAGCCACAGCAATAATATTATCATCTTCTGGATCATCTAATGGAGCAGAATATAAATTGATAGCAGTCACTGCATCTGCTGTATGGTGTTGCCAATTTTCTGCAGTAGTAAAAGCAAAAACAGTTTTACTGTCATATGCTCCAGCAGAGGGGTTAGATCCTGCTGAATAAATGCCAACCTCAGTAATTTCATATCTTTCTTCTGTTGGCAATTCTGCTGTTAAAACAATTTTATTAAGACCATTTTCATTAACAAACCCTCTTGATGATATTGGAACTCTAAACATTTCAAAATCTAAGGCTTCTTTTGTAGAAAAATCTCCTTGTACGTCGCCAGTGTCTAGCGGTGTTGGACCACAGCCTACAGCAATATATGAGGCATAGGCAGGTGCCTGTCCAAGCATATACTTTCCAATAATGCTTTTACCTGTATTGGTTATCATGAAACTATTTCTCCAAATTCCGCTTCATATATTGTACCACTTACAGTGATTTCTACCTCAAGTTGTTCATCAGGCTCAACGTTTACAGCCTCAATAATAAGGTTTCCGTTTATAGAATCAAGGTAGACGTGGGTTCCATTGGGACCAGTTCCAGGACTAGGTATTTTATTTTCAAGTTTAATTGGAAAATTGGCAAAATACTTATCAGATGTAGACTGCAGACTAAGAATATTGTTTGGATTATACTGTTGCTGGATAGATGATAAATTTTTAATTGGTTGGTATGAAATTTGTTGACCATTAATAATATCATTACGAGCAATATTTATTAATTCTTGACCACCAATATTTTCAAATATAAGGTCTGTCATTACCTCAATTCGTAAGTCATCATCGTTAAATAAAACAGTATCAATTGGTGCAGTTTTAACTGGTAGTGGTGGAGGTAATGCTGCTGCAACGGAAGCGGTAGTTATATCTGCTGGAGTCAGTGGAGTTGGATTTGTAGATCCCCCCCAAGAAGAATTTGATGAAGATGTAGTATTTGTTGTATTTGTGCCTACTGTATCCGTAACGGTAGTCTTTGATTCACTTTTTTCTTCAACTTTTTCTTCTACGGTTGATGTGACAATTGGTGGCTCATTTATTGGTTTTGGAACATCTATTATAGGTGTTGTAGATTTTGGAGGAGTAGATATTTTTGATGGAATTTTTACAGTTGTTCCAGCAAATATAGTATTGCCACCTTTATATTTTGTATCTTCTGTAAATTTTGGATTAGCGGCAAGAATTGCCTTTACTGTAGTGTTGTTTTCTTTGGCAATAGATGAAAGAGTATCTCCTCTTTCAACCTTTACCGTTATTGGTTTTGTTGGTGTAATTGCAGCCTTTTTTACGCTTTGTGGAACATCTCCACTACCGCCGTCAGAGAGCATGTTGCCATAAAACCTCATTTTACACCTCGCTCAAATATGCAGTCATGCTCGGTCCATCAGTTCCTCTTAAGTACTCAATATTATATACCACAAATCTACTTGTATCAGATGCAACAAGGTCTAGCCCAGTAGAATCTTTATAATCAATTGTAACTATGTCTCCAAGTTGCAATGTTGGAATAGAAAATAATTGAATACCAATAGATTTTTTAGGATGCATAATTTTATTAATAATCCACCCCATCAATGCCTCAGCATCATCTGGAGTTTGAACATACATACTGTCTATACTAAATTCGTTTTTACCATAGATCATTCTGCTCTGCCTGATTTCATCATATTTAGATTTTTCTACAAGAGGAGAGTAGGCAAGTGTGTCACCTTTAAACTCTGGATCAGATAAATTTCCACGTTTTTTAAAATATTCGTCAACCGTTAGTTCATGTGTTGTGTCTTGTGTAAACGTAATTCCTTGTATTCTTAAAAAGTTTCCTGTTGTTTCATCTAGGCTTAAAGCCTTATCCGTAGCGTTAAAGATTAAAAATTCTGCTCCATAAGAATCTGCTTTAAATCCTGAAGTTGTGTACCCCTTGATCCTATCAAGTGTTGGTGATAATTGTGCATAAAGAGCAGGGTAAGCACGGTCATACTTAACATCAAAATATGCACATTCACGCATAAGAGTCCCAAACTCTTCAAAATACATATTATATTTTGGTGGCTCTTGTGCACTAATTCCAGAAAGATATGTGGACTGAATTATTCCACTCATTGCATATTTTGTAAATGATTCGTTAGCGTTAATTTTTGTATCTGAAAGGGCAGAGGAAAGGGTTTCTCCAACAGTAAATACACTATTCTGAGAATAGTTTTCTGAAAGTGCATAGATGTTTTCAAACATAACTCTTGAAGATCCACGGGTAAACAAAGCCATATTATTATAGATTGGAAGTGGATCTGAATCATCAACAACTTTTATAAGTTTATTGTTAATGTATAAATAGAATCTTCTAATTTTACCAATGTCTTGATACTCTACGGATAAATCATAAACCGTTGGATTATCTTCACCAGACATTCGATATTGCCCAGTAAATCTTCCGTCGTCTACAAGTATTTTTGAAAGACCTCCCCAAAGTTTAACAGGAATTGCGTTATTATTTGAAGAGTCTTTTTTGACTTTATAAAAAACTATATTGTTAATGGATTTTTCAGCCTCACCTTTTGTATTTAATTTTAAGTATGAGTTAATATTATCTTCAGTCAATGCAATAACTTCAAAATAGTATCCGTTATTTGTTTCTGGATTTAGTAGAACTGCAAGCCCACCGCTTCCACCACCAATGTTTACGTTTTGATCTGGTTGTGTACCTGAAGCCTGATAGTATGTCGTACTGCCAATTGGGGTCTGAGTTCTACTAGTATTGTTTTCAATTTTACCAACTATTCTCATTCTTGTTCCAAAATGTTTATAGGCATTATTAAGTGATTTATAAACATAAGATACAAAATTAAGTGGAACATCTGTAGTTTTAAATGATGGACCATTCATAACAAATGCAGATGATTGAATAGTTCCAGTCTGAGTGCTTTTTAAGTTATTAACCTGTGTTTCAGTTAAATAATTGGTTGCCATAAAGTTTTTAATAATTCCATTGCGTGTTGTTTGTTTTGCAAGAACATTGTCAACGCCTGCTGCACCAACAGTAGTTGCTGGGTATGTAACATCTTCATCTAATTGTGTTGTAAACATAAAGCCAGCCTGCATATTACATCCACGAACATAATCGTTATTAGACCAGTAATCACTTATACCAGCAGTATGCTCAGTTACAGTTGTACCAAACTGACCACGACCATGGTCAACAACTGCTCCATTTTGTAATCTTGTTATTCCGTCAACGGTTTCATAATATGGAGTTGAATATATTCTAATTAATCCCGTTGGATAAATTTTACCATTAAAAGGTATTGATGAAAAATATCTTTGATATTCTTGGTTACTACTAATCCATACGTTTCCAGTTCCAGTAACATTAAACTCGGCAGCGTCATACCTAATAATTTCACCATTTGAATATAGATATCCATCATATCTGGTTAGCCAATAAATATTTTCACCTAAATCAACTATATTATTAATAACTGAATGGTTTACTACTGTAGGTACTGCTGAAGATAATATTGAGTTTAGTGGCATTGCCCCTAAAACATAAGCACTACCTTTTTGTGTTAATGAGTTAACGGTTTTTAGTTTATCTGTGCCAGAAACTTCCCAAAGTAAAGATGGTTTATATAGCCAAGTTTTTTCACTTGCAAGAAAAAATGGCTGTTCAATAGATCCATAGGTTCGTTGAATATATCTAGTTGTATAGTTAATTTTTCCATCATTATAAATCTTTTTATCTTGTGATGCTATAGAGAGGATGTTTGGCAAGTTTCCAGATGTTGCATTCTCGGTTACCCCTGCATCTATTTGATTGTTTGATCCTGAAAAAATAAAGTCTGTTGATCTTTGAGCCTCGGTTGGCATTAAATAATCTTTACTCATTACTATAAAGTTGTTATACTCATCAAAAAACATTGCTGTTTGTGTTGCTAGGGCTAGTTGATTTAAAACCTGTGCAACGTTTTGATCTGGTGCAACAAAAAAGTATGGGATGATTGGATCTGATTCTCCAGTTGTTCTTCTAAATGTATAGTTTGTAAAACCAATATAGTCAAGAAGAGTTGTTATGGCATAACTTAAAGATGTTTGAGTTGTTAATAATCTTGGTGCTGGCATTGACTCTAAAAAAAAGAAAAAATCTCTAAGGCTAATTGATATTGTTCCAGCAGTAACGTCCGCTTGAGGAAAACCTTCTGAGTATAAAGTTTTAATTGGAACGTAATAGTCAAACCCATCGACATCTAAAATTATTTCGTAAAAATTAAATTTTATATTTTTGCGAATATAGTCTGCAACAATACTTGATGAGTTATTTTCATTAAATGCTTGATCGTCGTCAAACAAAGATATGGTTCCATTTGAAGCAAGAAGTTGTCCAACTGGTAAAGATGTTATACCAATATCAGAAAGTGTTTTTGTAATTTTAAAATCAACAACCTTATTAGAAATATCAAGCACTAATCTAGGAGACATTTCGATAAGATCAAAGGTAGAGTCAAATTTATTCATTGTGTCTACTACAACTCTGATACCACGTATATATTGAAACTCTCTATAAGTTAAATCCCCCGAAATATCGTTATCAAATGAGTCTGGAGATGTTAAGTCGGTTACAAAGTTTGTATTATTTGCAACCTCTTCTGAACCTAGTTGCCATCCATATTGTGGGGTAAATGTTGCATAGTCGCCATTAGTCCATATATGAAATGTTCCACGATCCCCCTCATTTTCAATAATAAGATATGCATAGCCTTCAACAGATGTTTCTGGTAACAATATATCAGACGATAATGTTGAAGCAAAAATAAAAGAGTCTTTGTATTCTTCTGGAATAATTAAGCCATATTCAAGTTCTACATATCCATCAGTATCTATAATTGGTTCACCAGAAGTACGTGTATCATTTTCTCTAAAGGAATATGCATCAACCCAACTATTTTCTTTTAGGTACTGGACCTTCCATCTGCTTGGAGTTGTCTTGTTTAGTGTTCCAAATAGTGGGTCAGTTATTGATGTGGTTGCAGTTGTAAAGGGTCCAAGGTCTACATCTCCAACATTTGTCTGCATCTTTATAACAATTCTATTTGTTGGTACGTTATTTTTATACACAACAAATGGAACTGCATCATCAATATAATAAAGGTTGTTTGATATATTTTTTGCAATGCCGCGCTCAATATTGTTTTCTGTTCTGTATGATGTCCAATACTTAAACTCATCATATCTTGAAGGCATATAATATCTTGGTCTTTGTGCCATAGATGCACCAGAGTTTGCTATAAATCTATTACTAAAATATAAAGGTTTATTAATTCCAGATCTGGGTCTAAATGGTTTTAGGCAATCCTCTAAAGAGTATATCATCTTCATCTTATCTTTAATTGATGTAAATAGTTGAGGAACGTCACTATTGGTAAAACCACCGTCAATCACAACATCAGCATCCGTTGCGCCTGTAAAATAATTTCCAGCGTCTAACTGATCAAAGTCGTTTGGCAATGTAAAGTATTGGGATGTATTATCAAATGGTCTGTATCTGTAGTTGCCAAGTTTAAATATATTATCTGGCATATTCATATTCCACTCAGCCAAAACAAGTGATTGCAACTTAACTGTTGCAGATGTTTGTAGATGTGTTTTTAATTCTTCATTTACAAACACTCTAGACCTCTTCCAGCGTTACCGAAATATTCCAAAGATCATGGTTGTTACCACCACGTTTTACAACAGTATAATTAAAGTCAGCAAAATAAACTTGCATAATTTGATTATATTGTGCTAGGTGACCATAAGCAGCATTGTCCTTGCCAAAATTACTATACTTATCATATGCTAGATACATCCAGAATGGACCCTGATGATTTTCATACCAGTCAAGTAGTTCTACGCCACCAGCGCCACCGTCTGCTGTATATTCTTGACCTGATACATTTTTGTAGGGAGAAGATCCAGTTGTAGGATTAAAATCGGCAGGTAAATGAAAACCTCTAGATGGAAGATTATTCCAAGATAGGGACATAGTTAACTTATCTGCAATATGATAAGACCTCATCCTACCATTGATAGTTCTTTGACGTTGTTCTATTCTTGTTGGTTTAAATTGAAGTTCCCCTCGATTATGGTCAGATAGGATAAGGAACTGGTCTAGAAGGGCTTCGTCAGCCCCCTCTGGGGCATCTACGCCTATTTCATACCCTACTGGTACATAAACTCCATCTTGTAGAGTTCCAGCGTTCTCAGACCAAAGCAGAGCCTGTGGACGTTGATATCTACGACGACCTGTTAAATATGCTGCGGTAGCCATTATTTCTGCCCTCTAATTCTCTGTGAATCAATATACTTAATCTGACCGATTACTGCTCTAGCAATATCGTTAGAACTTGCACTTGATTGTGGAACAGTAATTCCAATATTATAATTATACATGGTGCTTGAGTTATCTGAAACAGTTGTTGCTACAGAAGTAATAGTTGGAGAAACTATAGATGAGTTATTAGATGAATAGACTGCTGGAGTCATACCTTCAATCATTGAAGGAAATTTGGAGTTATTCATCTCATTAAGCATTGGACCAAATTGTTTAGTTGCAGCCCTATTCATTACAAATTCTCCAGGGGTTAACATGGCTGGTACTGTATCAGATCCAACTGCACCACCCATAGCCATATACTTAGGAACCATTCCACCATAGTTCATTGGCATAATCTTACCGCCATAAGCCTTCAACTGTACACTGCCTTTAGCACCACCACCACTACCAGTGCCTCCTGTTGATCCCCCACCACCGCTTGAAGTATAAACAGTATTAATAATGTGGGTAGTCGTAAAGGTTTTATTTAAAGCATTCCAAGATGCTAGTATACTTGCAGACTTTGTTGCTGACTCTGCAATAACTCCTTTAAGATCAGTTGCAGGTTTAATTGATTCATCAAGTTTTGGCTTGGTTTTTGTCCAATTGTCCAAAATATCCTTTGCTGCAATTGCAGATGCAGAAGTTTCATCTTCAATTTTTTTATTCATAGATTCTGCAGCAACTAGTTCAGTGTTTATTGTTATCCATTGTTCCTGTGTCCTTGTAAGATAAGTTAACTGATCAATAGAATCTTGAGTTATTTTTTCATATGCTTCTTTGGCTTTAGTAGTATCTTCAAGAATTTTTTGTGAAGGAATTAACTGCAATGTTTGTACTGCATAAATTTTGTCTTGATATCCTTGTATTGCTGCTATCTGGGGAAGTCTTAACTGTTCCTTAGCATAAACAGCATCCTGAATTCTTTGAATGTTGGCTTCAACAATTTGACGCTGTTGTTCTAGTGCAAATGTTTGTTGACCTATTTGGAATTGACGTTCTTCAATTTGAACTCTTGTCATTCCACTAACTGATACTGCACCAATCTCTGCTTCTCGTGCAGCGGCAAGTGTTCCAGATGATCTGCGTGAAGCAGCCTCGGCAGCAGTTGCTCTCATTTCTTGAGCAGCAGCAGCGGCTGCAGAAATATCTCCCTGACTTAATGCGTCAGCAAGTGTAAGCCTTTGTTTTTCTTGCCCCGCAATTTCAGAATTAAGTTGTGATATCTTTGACAAGGCTTCTTCTTGAGCATCATACTTTTTATTAATCTTATCCTGGGCTCTATCAATAAGTCCAAGTGTGTTTGAAAGAATATTAGACTCATCGCTTAAGTTTGCAAGAGGTCTGTCAAAATCTAATTCAGCAGTTCTATTTAATATATCAACCTGTGCATTAAGATTATCGATTACTCTACTACCATAAATAGCATTTACTTCAAGTTCACGCTGTATAACATCTATACTAGATTGATATCCATCTATCTCATCGTTTGCATCTTCAATTGCCTGTGTTTGTTTTTCTATTGTAGATGTAAGAGCCTTATATGCTGGCGCTGCTTCTCTTTGCTGTTCAATTAAAGCACTTTGCTTATCAAAGTAATCATTTGCCTTTGATAGTTCTCCTTGGACTATTTCTATTTTTCCAGCAGGAGTTGCCAGTTTTAATGCAACGCCAACTCTTTCAAGTTCATCTGCGGCAAATTTGGCATCTTCTGCCATTCTCTTTAATTCTTCAGAACTAATATCTTCTCCATTAATTGCTATAGCCAATTGAGCATCAGCAACCATTTCAACTGCCTGTGCAGTAGGAACTCCAGCATCTTTTAATTTTTGAAGAGCAGCAAGTTGACCCTTAGCGGCATCTAGACTTTCCTGTTGTGAGTATTGATACTCACCAATTATGGCTTCATCATAGGCTTCTTTAAGTGCTTTACCTTTACCTGTTAATATTGCAGTGCCATTTTTTTCTGTTAAATAAATTTTACGAGTTTTATCATCCATTTGATTAATAAAGTCAAGGAACTCTCTATTTATTCCGCCAGGAGTTTTAAGTAAATCTTGCATTACTCCGCCAAATTGAGTTAAACCTTTACCACCAGTTACCCTTAATAATTCTTTTACTCCGCCAGTAGCCTTAATCGATTGCTCACGAACCATCTTTAGTCC